AAATATCCTAATCTTAAATAAAGTATTTCAATAATACCAAATTGGAATTTATTATACGCTTTTAAAGTTACTGTTGCCTTTCTAATTGAACCTCGGTTTACAGACTCAACATTAATTCCTACTATACCTGGGGTTGGTTGTAATCCTCTACTATTACCTCCCATTCCACCATACATTTTGTTGTTACTCCCCCCCCAACTGTTGGTTTTTCTTACACCACTTCTTGTTCCATAAGTAGTTGTAGCATCAGCTCCTTGGGTTAGAGATTGTATTGTATTAAATAATATATAATTTTTAGCTAAATTTTTATCAAGTAAGGAATCAATATCAGAATCAGTTAAATAATCTTGGGTTTCAAACTTAGCTAAGTCTTTTAACCTATCTCCATTATCTAAACTAACACCAGAGGCAAGTTTTATCCAAGAATTTTTATTATTTAAAAAATTTAACACAGTAGGAGATCTTTGAATAGAAGATTCATTATAACCCGCCCCATGGATTTTTTGTCTTAAGTCAACTTGTTCTCCAATTATTTCTTTTATTGGTTCTCCTATTATATTTCCAGCCATAACTAAATTGCATTTAATTGTTGGTAATCTAAAATAATTGCTCCAATATTCCCAGGAATTCTAATTTGTACCCCTAAAGGTGGAAACATAGAATTTTGGTTAAATTGGGGGTTTGCTATTGATATAACCCACCATAAATTAGAATCACTATAATAAGTTTGGGCTAAAATATCAAATCTATCTCCTTCATCTGTATAAGCATATATATCTTCAAAACTTAAAGGAATATCCGGGTATTTAACTGTTGTTTTATACTGTTTTCCTTTAGATGTTACATTATCTGTTATTGTTGTATATCTACCCATCCTTAATAATTAGAATTAAACCCATTACTTAAAGCAATATATCTTTCTGGTCCAAAAGTTGCTAAATCCCCAACTGTATCTAAATTTTGCCCTGGATTAGCATTACTGGATGAAATATTTTGCAATAATTCAGTGTTAGTAAGTGAAAATTGATTTTTCTGTACATTAGGTACAAAATTATGAATTGGTATAAAACTAAACCCTGATACTTTTATCATAAAGGGTAATTCTTTAACACTTTTATCTGATCCAGCATTAGTATCATTAATTGCTATTTCCCAAGGTGATTCCATAGGTACAGTATAATTAATTCCTGTCATGATTCCAACCTGATTAAAAAGATACCCACCAACTGTTAATTCTATTAAATTTCCTCTCATATATCCATCTGATGAATAATCAGGTGCACAAACTGAAGCTAAATAATTTAACTTTTGGTACATTGGAATTAATTCCTGTTTTGATTGAGCAGCTACTGTCCAACTTAAATTAAATTTTCTATCAAACCCCTGGTAATTATATAAATTTTCTGCTCTACCTGCAAATTTTTGTGGAGACCATTCTGCTGTATAGTTATCATCCATACTATCTATAAATGCTCTAAAATGAACATATGTTTTTAATGAAGGATTATCATTATCAATTACTCCTATTCTAAATTTACATAGATCATTTATTTCTTTACTAGGATCAATATTATTTGATTTATAGATTTGTAAAGTATTAATTCTATCTAATCCTTCTTTACCATTTTTACCATAATTTACACCCGTTACATAACTAGTGTTTTTTGGTAATTGTTTACCAGCATCTCCTAATTTTACCCTTTCTTCATATCTATTTGTAGATATAGTATAATCAGGTGATTTTATAGATTCGGCATTTGTATTTTTTCTAAAATCTTCAAGTATTTGAGCTCCTGGGTATAGGTTGTTAGGGTCACCTACGACAACACTTCCTGTGCCCTTAGCAGTCATTAATTGATTATAGTCTAAAGATGATCCTAAACCATTTACACTAGGTGTGTTAGATAGGAAACCTACACCATTTTTAGTTTGGTATACACTTTGACCAACCTTACTTATTTCTGCACCATTTATATTATCATTAGTTATTGTAAACTGATCATTTAAAAGATTATTTATAGGTGTATTAGTTTGTGTTGCGTATTTCCCAGTTACAGATTTTGAACCTGAAGCTTCTATATTACCAAAATAAGTACCTCCTCTAAAAGTTTCAAAGTTTGGGTTTGTAGTACCTCCTCTAAAAACACTATAATTAAAACCAAAGTTAGTATCTAAAGTTTTTCCTGAGGTAAAAAAGTTACTATTTCTTAATTCTGAATTGTTTATTCCTGTTCTTTGATCATTAGGCATTTTTATACTGGTTTTACCTACACCTAAAATAGAACCAGGACCACCAGAATAATTATACAATTCATTATCGCTATTAGTATTTTCGTTTATGTTAAATTTAGTAAAACCAACTAATCTACTATTTGTTTCATTACCACCTCTTCTTTCACTATAAGCAACCGTTGAAAAATAAGTTGGGTTACCTAAAGGGTCTTGTACATTTAAACCAAATAAATCATTTAATACCCCACCAAGTATACCTCCATCAGGGCCGGTTGATGCTGTAGGGTCTATTCCTTGTTTAAGTAAGTGACCACCAATTGGGTTAACAGCAACTTGTGCTAATGTAGAGGCAGGCAAATAAACCCCATTATTAAGTGCACGTCTATTTTTTGAATTGAGGTTACTATTACTAGTAGCTAAAACATTAACCCCAGTTCTAGATAATACCTCTTGTTTGGCTGTAAATAAAAGTCCATTAGGAGATTTTAAATCAGTAAACATTTTATTTAATCTAGAAACATCTCTTGATGTAATTTCAGGTAAAAGTTGTCCTCCCCTTAATAAAAAATCTACAGATTGTTTAGGACCCAGTCCTTTATTATAATCAGATTCATTAAATGATCTTTTAGGAATTTCTTGAACTTCATAAGGTTGACCACTCGCATTAGTTTTGCGAGGGCCAGCTCCACGTCTATCATACCCATATTGTGGGGATTTATGATTCGAAAGATCTGTCCTTATGTTAAGTAGCCTAGCCAATAATTGAGTATTTTAAAGATTAAAGATTTCCAGTTGTATCTACTACTCTTGGTGTGTTAGAAACATAATCAATATAAGTTCCTTTAGAGAAAGTATTATTTACAGGTATTACCCCCCCAGATTTTAAGGGTGCAGTTGGTTTTTCTCCTTTTAAAGGTGTTAAATTACTTCCTTCTGTTTCAAGTTTGTTTAATAAAGGCATAGTTTTAAATTTTAATTGTTAAACGTTTATTATAAATATTGTTATTGTATAGAATATGCACCCATATCTACAGCCGTTCCTAATTTTACATCATTCATTTTTATTATTGGTGTAGGTTGTTTTTTATTAAGGGATGTTTCTAGTAATCTTTCTAATTTTGATGTATCAACAGATAGGGTAGAGGGTGGAGCTACATTTGAAACCATTTGTTGTGGGTCTTTAGTTGCAATTAAAAAATCTTCGGGGGATGTAGAAATTAAGTCACCACTAGGACCAATAACACCATCTTCTATATTTAAGAGGTTTTTACCTGCTGCTATACCTTGTGATTCGTAATCTGAGGAAAATGCATTGTTAAATGGGTTTAAAATATTAAGAAGATCCATTGAAAATCCTACTACAGTAGAAATAGCTTCTGCTATAAGAGAAACTAAACCTAATATAGGGGATAATGCTGTGCCTAATTGAACAAAAACTTCTTTTAATTCTGCCATAGCATCATTCATTTTATCTTGTGCCGATTTTTGTTCTAATCTATTTGCTAGTTCATCTTTGCCTAAAGCACGTAATTCTTTAGCTGATTTATTCATTGTTTCTTGGTTAAACAACATATCTGACATAGAATCTACGCTCATACCCATTGCTCCTGCTAAAGCTTCCTGTTGAATAACATTCATTTTAGAAAAATCTGAGAATGAGCCCATTTCTCGAGCTAATTCATTTTGAAGTGTTACTTGATCTCCGGTTAGGGCTGCTGCTCTTGCTCTTTCTAAATTAAGATTTCTTCCAGTTAATAGTTCTGCTTCTAATTCTTTACTAATAGAGCTTTCAAAATCTAAAAGTTGTTTTCCAGCTGCCGCTATTGCACCCATTTCAGTACCTAATAAACGAGCGTTTGTAACTGATTTTGCTATTTCAACAGTATTACCACTAAAATTAGCTCTTATTTGACCTGTTACTTTACCTGTATCTTCAAGTACAGCTCTTAAATCAACTTGAGTTCCTGCTTGTTGTTGTAATTCGTAACTGGATGCTAGGATATTTTTATAATTATCTTCAAAATTCACTCCAGTTACTTCTGAAGCAGCTGCTAAATTACCTGCAGCTTCTTCCCCAATTTTTAAAACATGAGTTAATTTAGTCATACTGACTAAAGTTTCTCCACTAAATTCATTTATAAAACCAAATTGTTTATTTACTTTAGTTATATTTTCAAGTACTTTTGTACCTGTAATACCCATTTGATAGTTTGATCGGGTGGCATTAGCTATTTCCCCTGAAAATTTAGCTGATTCGCTTTTAGTCATCATCATTGAACGACCTAATTCTTTGGTCTGTTCATCTGCTGCCATTATACCTTTAACTAATTCAGCTATAATTGTAATAGGACCTAAGGCTTTAGTTAATGATTTACCTATAGTACCAATTATTTTACCTGCAACTTTAAGTTGTTTAGTCATTGGGGACATTCCCGCATCAGCAGTACCCGCTAATTTAGCAGCCTCTTTTCTACCACCTTTTATTGCATCATCTAACCCTAATTTTTTTCCAATATCTCCAGCCCCTATTTTATCTAAAACACCACCTAATCCTTCAGTCGCCTTACCAGCAACACCCATGTTATTGTCTATTTGTTTAGCAAAATCTTCTATTTCATCATATTCTGCTTTCTGATCTCTTAGAGTATTTAATTGGCTTTCATATAAACCTAATAAAGCTAATTGATCATTTTCTAAATTTTCTACCGAATCACCTAATGCATCATATAGGGAAACATTATTTTTTAAAATTTCTTGAATATTAACATTAGTTGCTCCAAATTCTCCTACTGCTTGGTTTAATTCTACTCCTAAAGAATTTTCTTTTTCTCTTAATTTATTTCTATCTTTTTGTAAATCATTTAAGGTTTTTTCTCCAGTTATAATGTCTTCAATTTTAGAATTTATTGTTGATGATATACTAGCTATACCCCTAAAAGCAGCAGCTGTAGCATTTACTTGAATATTGTTATCAAACACTGCTTTAGAAAATCCACGAGCTTCGTTAGCAAGATTCCTTTGTTCAAAAAGAATTTCATCTAAATTTTGTTTAATTTTAGATTGAGAATCAGCGGCTTTATCTAAATTATCTTTAAATTCACCTGCTGCTTTAGCTTGGTCTTTCATATCAGCCATTAGTATCTATTTTATTATAAATATTAAAAAAAGCAACTATTTATAGCTGCTTTTATTTTGATACGGTTTTGATGCATTTTTAAATGCAGATGCATTAACTTTACCATCATCTCCTACTAGTGAAGTTTTACCTGAAGTTTGGGTTTGGGTTTGGTTATTCTTTTTTTCTTCATAAAAATCAGATATTTGTTTAAAGGTAAATTTACGTAACCATACAGGCATATTATACACAGTATGATAATCATATCCACCCTTACCATGAAATAATATAGAATGTATTTGGGTAAATAACCCAACTCTGAATTTAGGTGCTATTTTAGAGCTCAGGCCAAAAAAAGCTAATCCCTATTGGGATAGCTACCTCCTTCCCATCTTCGTCTATGTAACGAAGGTCTACATCTGGTTGTGTATCTCTAAGATGTTTTCTTAGTTCTTTAGAATCTATAGCTAATAAAAAATTATCAACAAATTCTCTAACTTCTTTAGATCCTGATTCTCCATTAACAGATGTAATGATATATTTTAATCTTGTACTTAATTCAGGAGAAGCATTTTTATTGATTTTCTTTAATCCTTCTAATTCTCTATCAATTTTATTTTCATCTACCCCAGTTAGAATTTTATAAGTGATTGGTGTTTTTGTATGGGGGAGAGTAAACTCAAATTCATTTTTACCTTGAGTCATTAAAGATTCATCAAATTTTTTATTTTCTAAAGTTGATAAATCAATAATTTTCTTTTCTCCTCTAAAAGTAAATTCATATTCAGCCCCATAACCTAATATACGAGTAGCAACTAATACAGCATTTTTATCTCCTAATATTAAATCTTGTTGTTTAACTCCTTCCGTTAATATTACAGAATCTAGTAATTTATTTAGTACTGTTCCTTTTTGAATGTAGGATTGGTTAGTTAAAATATCTTCTTCCTTAGCGGTCATGTATTTTAATTCTATTTTACCACTAGAAAGTGGATGGTCTTTTGGATATATTAAACCTTTAGAGGGCAATTCTACTTCTTCACTTGGGAATTTAAATTCAGCCATAATCTTTATTTATTAAAACGTTTTTATCAGTTATACATATTAATATAAAAAAAAGCTTGACCGAAGCCAAGCAATTTTTCAAATTAGGGGTGGGTAAAATTTTTAGAAATTTAATACACAATAATCTGGTTGTACAGTCATTGTAATTTCTTGAGCAGCATTTTCAGTATCCCAGTTAAAATCCCCAAATGAAGCTTCTGTAATCATTGCTCCTTTGATAATCCATTCTGATACGATATCACCTACAGGTCCTAGTACGTTGATTGTAAGATCTTTCTTATAGAAATCACTATAACCATCTCTACCAGTTACTGATTCGTGATGTAATCTAACCCATTCCATTACTGATTGTGCACCAGATGGAGTGATTGGGTCAAATAATGTAAATTGGATAGTACCCCAAGTTGTTTTACCTTTCACAAATCTTTGAACATTGATATGATTTAAAGGTACTGTTCCTTGTGATACGGTTACAGCTCCTACACCTTTCATAATGTAAGCTGGAAAACCATCTACAAAAGCAATAAATCTATTCTTTTGTTTTGGTTCAAATGCTGTGAAAAATATTTCGTTCGGGTTTAATACTGCCATTTTATTTTCTTATTTTATTATAAATATTCGTCTTTTTATTTCTTATGCTGGAAATGTTGCTCCAGTTGGTAATACATTGAAATCTAATAATATGAATTCAGCTGTTCTAGTTGGTTGTAAGAAAATTTGTCCTACTAACTCATTTCTATCAATTACATCTGGGGTATTATTGCTTTCGTCCATTACTACTTTAAATGCATACAACCCTTGTCTTTGTTGAACACTTTCTAAATACGGATTTACCTGTGTTAAGAAATTCTGTCTTGTTGCTATTGTATTTTGTTCAAATACTAAATTATCAGCAATTTGGGAAATTTGTCCTTTAAGAGTAATTAACAATCTACGTACATTTACTCTATCTAAGGCTGAAGCTGCTTTTTGTAATGTTTTCTGACCAAATACTACAACTCCTTGTGATGGGAATGTTGCAATTGGGTTTACATTCGCTTCATATAAATTATCTCTATTGGTAGAAGTTAATTTTCTTTCAGCTCTAACCACTTGTCCCATTCCTCCTCTAGTAATACCTGCTGGTGCAAACCATGGGTCACTTGAAGCATCTGTAAATGCATATACTCCAGGAATAAATGTTGAAGCGGGGATATAAACTAATTGTCCTGAATTAGGATCAACTGTTTGTAACCAAGGCCAATATGTCGCTGTATAGCTATTATCAATACCTCCTGCTTGAGAAATTACAGTGTTAATAGGTTGGTTATAACCAACTAAATCTACTACAGCAATATTATCACCACGTGATATGGCATTATTCATTACACTAGTAATTTGAGCTGATTGGTGTTGTATTGATAAACCTGGAACTGATATTACGTTAAATTGGTAATCATCTTGATTAGCTAATAAAGCTATTGCATTATTATAATCAGATCCTACTAATCCTTGTGTATCAGTAGCATTAATGTTTTGATAAAAATTAGCTTGTCTTCCTGCTGGTATATTTGAACCTAGAGCTCCATTAAATGAACCTGATCCTATAGCTGGTAGACTACCTGTAAATTGATTTTTTGCAGATCCATCATTGTTAAAGTAATTAGGGGTTGGATAATTAACCTGTTTTACTCTTACATAATTAGAAATATTTGGGAAAGAACCAGATTCTTGTAAAAAGGTATCTGCTCCTTCTGTTACTAATGTAGAAGAAATATCACCAATTGCTCTTGAAATATAATTTGAAGAAAATGGGTCTAATGAAATATTATTATAAGATTCTAATACTACTTTATTATTATTATTATCGTCACCTCTTCTTATTAATAAGCTAAATACTCCTGATGATGAATTTGATGCTGCTATTTCCCATCTTACATTTTTGGCACTACCTGTTGTTAACGCTCCATTTCCAATTTCTGCTGTTCCAGTATTCATTACTTCCCCTTCAGAAATAGATTCTAATATAAAAGGGGCTAACGCTGTAGTTGGACCTCCTGAGCCTGTTTCGATTAATGAACTTGTTGCTGAAGTAAATGATCCAGATGTTACTCTGGTTACTAATAAAGAATTACCTCCATTTTGAAAATATTGATTTGCTGCAATTGAAGTTAGGTAAGTAAATTCACCTGATCCACTTTCTAATGCTCCACCAAAAATTGCTTG